ATGCTGGAGCAGATGGGCCAGGCGGCCAAAGCCGCCTCATATCAGATGGCGCTGCTCTCCTCGCGCGAGAAAAACCGCGTGCTGGAGAAAATCGCCGACTATTTAGAAGCGAACGCCGAAGAGATTTTGCTCGCCAACGAGCAGGATCTGCTGGAGGCGCGCCGCAGCGGGCTGAGCGAGGCGCTGTTAGATCGCCTGGCGCTCAACCCGCCGCGTTTACACGCCATTGCGAACGACGTGCGCCAGGTGTGTCAGCTGGCCGATCCGGTAGGGCAGGTGATTGACGGCGGCCTGCTGGAAAGCGGCCTGCGCATCGAGCGTCGCCGCGTGCCGCTTGGCGTGGTCGGCGTGATTTATGAAGCGCGCCCGAACGTGACGGTGGATGTCGCCTCGCTGTGCCTGAAAACCGGCAACGCGGCGATTCTCAGAGGCGGCAAAGAGACCTGGCGCACCAACGCGGCGACCGTAAAAGTGATTCAGAAAGCGCTGGAAGAGTGCGGCCTGCCCGCCGCGGCCGTTCAGGCCATCGAAAGCCCGGACCGCGCGCTGGTCAGTGAAATGCTGCGCATGGACAAATACATCGACATGCTGATCCCGCGCGGCGGGGCAGGGCTGCACAAGCTCTGCCGCGAGCAGTCGACCATTCCGGTTATCACCGGCGGCATCGGCGTGTGCCATATTTTCGTTGATGAAACGGCGGAATTCGCGCCTGCGCTCAAGATCATCACCAATGCCAAGACCCAGCGCCCGAGCACCTGTAACACGGTGGAAACCCTGCTGGTGCATGAGGCTATTGCAGAACGTTTCCTGCCGGCGCTGAGCCGCGAGATGCACGAACGCGGCGTGACGCTGCATGCCGATGCGCGCGCGCTGGCGCTGCTTTCCGGCGGCCCGGCGACCGCTGTGGCGGTGAAGCCGGAAGCATTCGACGACGAATGGCTGTCGCTCGATCTTAACGTGAAGCTGGTGGCAGGCATCGACGAGGCCATCGCGCATATTCGCGAGCACGGCACCCAGCATTCGGACGCCATTCTCACCCGCACGCTGCGCCACGCCGACCGTTTCGTGAATGAAGTGGATTCGTCTGCGGTGTACGTGAACGCCTCGACGCGCTTTACCGACGGCGGGCAGTTTGGTCTTGGCGCCGAAGTGGCTGTCAGCACGCAGAAGCTTCACGCCCGCGGCCCGATGGGCCTCGAAGCGCTGACCACCTACAAGTGGATCGGCTACGGCGACGATACGATTCGTGCTTAACGGAGGGCCGGGTGATGCAAAAATCGCCGCTTGAATCGCAAGGGCATTGACGCATCACCCACTTTTTCATAACCTCTTACCCCGTGCTCACGCACACCCTTCCTCAGGGCCGATATAGCTCAGTTGGTAGAGCAGCGCATTCGTAATGCGAAGGTCGGAGGTTCGACTCCTCTTATCGGCACCATTAAAATCAATGAGTTACCTAGTATTTAAGTAAATCACGTTCTCCTCTTGTGCCGTATTTGTGCCATTGCGACTTATAATCGCATCGATTTTGCTCGCGTGCTCGGTGAGATGCCCGGCTGAAAGGTGGGCGTATCTTTGAACCATTTCGAGAGTTTCCCATCCTCCCATCTCTTTAAGTGCAAGAAGAGAGACACCGGACTGAACCAGCCAGCTTGCCCAAGTATGCCTCAGGTCATGGAAGCGGAAGTTGCTAATGCCTGCCCGCTTTAACGCTCCCTTCCATGCCTTGTTGCTGTCGGTTCTCATCTTCCTTACCGCTGCTGTTTTTGTTCCGTCGCTTCGGTAGGCAGGTTTGGTGTGGACAAACACCCATCTCTTATGGAGACCCTGCTGTTTTCTTAATATCTGGCATGCGGTTTCGTTAAGAGGAACTCCGATCGCATTGCCAGCTTTTGTTTCATCAGGGTGCATCCATGCCATTTTCTTATCCAGATCGACCTGTGACCACTCAAGGTCTGTAACGTTGGAACGGCGAAGGCCTGTCGTGATTGCAAACATGACCACAGGGAAGAAATGAGGAGCAATTTCTGCAAACAGGCGCTTCGACTCCTCCTCTGTAAGCCATCTGATTCGTCCATTCTTAACGCGTGGTGTTGATATTTTGGGCGCCCTGTCAAGCCATCCCCATTCAACAGCCATATTGAGAATAGCGCGAAGTATTGCCAGATGCCGCGTCTTCGTTCCTTTGCTTGCCAGCTTTGGTTTATACTCCGGCACTGGCTTGCCAAGCCGCAAACACCTGTCCCGGCTCATTTCCCAGTTCAGGCGATGGCGGCGGTTTTCCATCCCGTCTACCGCCTCCATTATTTTTTCTGTTGTTATGTCAGAGAGAATGGTTTCTCTGAAGTGCAACATCCAGAACGATATAATGCTCTTGTCATCATCAATGGACTTCTTATCCGATTTCTCACGCAGCCACCGTATGCAGGCTTCCTTGAATAGCTTTTTCGGCGATTCCCCGAGATTTTTTACTCTCCACGCTTCTGCTTTCAGACGATCGTGAAGTTCTTGCGCTTGCCTTTTGTCCGATGTTTCAAGAGAGCGTCTAACTCTTGATCCATCTGGCGCGACGAAATCGCAGTGCCACGTGCCACCGCGTAGTTTGATTGACATGCTTTAACCTCCTGCACATCAACCGCATTCACCGCGCTATTGTGTCTTACAGACTTAAGCGCCGCAATGCAGTCTGACTTGCAAATGCGATATGGGCTTTTAGGTTTATCTGGATTTATCTTTGTGGCCTGAAGTCGTCCACTTCGTATCCACTGCGTGATAGTGCCTTTGTCTACCTTCAGATACGATGCTGCCTCTTCACGAGTGAAGATTTCTTCTTCCACTTGGAATCTCCATTTATTGAATTGGTATTATTGCGGTAGGTCTGGATATCTTGATAAATGAAAATGCCTCATCGAGTGTGAGGAGGTGTGATTTCTTTATTTCCACTCTTAATGTTTGTCAGTGAATGGTTTCTCTATCTCCATTAATGCCTTATTCATCTCATTTCGTAACTCTATAGCCATCCTGACGGCTTCAACCTGTGCAGGATGTCGGTTAATTGCTGGAGAATATCGTCGGGAGCGAAGGATTGAGAAAACAAAGATAATGCAAGCAACTATCTGAATTGCATTGCATGTTATTGATACAATGTGAATTGCAGCCATCTACTACCCCAAATAAAAAACCGCCATCAGGCGGCTTGGCGTTCTTTCAGTTCTTCAATTCGAATATTGGTTACATTGTTTTCATATATGAATAAATAAATTAGCTTTTTTCATTGCCTTCGCGTTCTTTATTAATTTTGACAAACTCGTTTTTACCACGCTCTCCAAATGCGTCTTTAGAGTCGTTGTATCCGCAATCGCAGCACACATAATCACCAGACCATCCACGCATTGTTTTTTCTTTTGCAATATTTCCAGAACCGCATTTTGGACAAGACATATCACTACCTCCAAAGCATGAGTGAGATGACAACGTAACATTGATTGGAGATTAACAATAGATTGCTGATGTAAAAGATATGTATAAGCTTCGCTTTCAAAGTGGAGGCTCTGGTAGCGGCATCCAGTGGGTTACATTGCTAATCAGACCATATTCATTAGTTTGAGGATGGCCGCCGCTATCGTCTCCGTATTTAAGACTCTCCATAAAGCCATAATGCCTATCCCCATTAACGCTCACAAAGCCGTAATAAGCTGGTATAACGCCGATCTCACACGTAATCAGCAAAGGAAAACTAGTTCTCCAATTTAGCTCGCCGATTACAGGCATCTGCTCACTACAGCTTATCCAATCATCCTTAATGCAATTATCGGGGAAATACCGTGGCGTGGCAAAGCTTGAAGGAAATACTAAGGCAAAGGTACTGCAAGTGCTCGCAACATTTGCTTATGCGGATTATTGCCGTAGTGCCGCTACGCCGGGCGCAAGATGCAGAGATTGCCACGGTACAGGCCGTGCGGTTGATATAGCCAAAACAGAGCAGTGGGGGAGAGTTGTCGAGAAAGAGTGCGGAAGATGCAAAGGCGTCGGCTATTCAAGGATGCCAGCAAGCCGGAGAAAATGCAGAGCAGGCTAAGCAAGCTTTCTATGCTGCCTATCCATTGCCATCTGTGCAGCAAGTGGAGACACAGCAACAACCACAGCAAAGTGGATTTATGTCTGATCTTGGCGAAGCAGTAAAAGAGACTGGTCGCGGACTGGTGCAGGCTGGCGTGAACGTGGCAAACATACCTGCATCAGTTGCCGATGCTGTAACAAGCGCGGCGGCTTGGGCTGGCGGTAAACTCGGCATTGGCGATGGGACATATCAACCAGCGCCACGAGTAACAACGCAGGGATTAGAGCAGGACTTTGGCCTTCAGCAAGGCGCGCTGACTCCACAAACGACAGAGGGAAGGGTATTTGCTGAAGCATTGCCTTACCTCACTCCTGCTGGCGTTGAGAGAGCGGCGGCACAGGCGCCAACACTTGCTGGTCGAATTGCTCAGGGGGCAACACGACTTCTAGCAGAAAACGCAGTTGGATCACTTGCTGCAAATAGTGCGAAAGATGATGCGGAAGCACTCGCTACCGATTTAGGCGTTGGTGTACTTACTGGCGGTGCTATTAACGCTGCCGGACGTGGGTTAGGTGCTGCTTATCGTGGCGTTCGTGGTGCTATCGCGCCAGAAGCGCAGCAGGCTATCAGGTTTGCAGAGCGTGAAGGAGTTCCTCTGCACACCACAGACCTGTTACAACCAACTTCCCGCGTCGGAAAAATGGCGCAGACTACAGCAGAAAATATCCCTCTGGCTGGCACAAGCGGAATGAGAGCAACGCAACAGGAAGCGAGAAGCCAGTTGGTGCAGAGATTTGCTGATAAATTCGGTGAGTATGATCCAGCTGTTGTTATTGACAGCCTTAAAGCGAAAACATCAGGAATTCGTCGTGCCGCCGGTAATCGACTGGAGCAGGTTCAGAATGCTATGGCTGGAGTAAACATTCAGCCTGCGCGAGCAATTCAGCAGATTGATACAGAAATATCTAATCTGCAGAAGCTTGGTAAGGTAGCTGATAACGAGACAATTTCAAAACTTCAGTCATATCGTGATGAGCTTGTTCGCAATGCTGGCCCTGATGGTCCGGTTAATCTGGATTTGAAGCAATTAAGCGATCTGCGCAGCCAGTTCAGAATGGACGTGAAGGGGGAGCGACCAGTCTTACCAAACCGTTCCGATGCCGCCATTCAACGTGTTTACAAGGCGATGACCGACGATATCAATGGTGCCATTGGTCAGAATCTTGGCAACGATACTCTTCGTAAATATCAGCAGGCCAATTCCGTCTACGCTGACGAAGCGGCGAAACTAAAGAATACCAGGCTGAAGAATGTTCTCATGAAAGGCGACCTGACGCCGGAAGTTGTCAACAACATGCTATTCAGCAAGAACAAATCTGAAATTAAGACGCTGTATAACTCAGTTGGTCGTGTTGGCAGGGCGCAAATGCGCAATGGCATCATTGGAAAGGCGATGGAGAAATCTGGCGGATCCCCTGACCAGTTCCTTCGGCAGCTTAACATCCTGCAAAACCAGACTGGCATCACATTTAAGGGGCAGGATGCTGATTATCTGAAAGGATTGAAAAATTACCTTCAGTCCACTCAGCAGGCAGCAAAAGCGGCAGTAACAACACCAACAGGGCAGCAAACCATCCCGTTCATTATCGGGTATGGGACGGCAATGAACCCGGCGACAACTGGCGCAGCGGTAAGCTACGGACTTCTTACTCGCGCCTATGAGAGCGAACCATTCAGAAATGCAATGCTCCGAATGGCAAACACCCCACGCGGATCGACAGCGTTTGAGAAAGCCATGCAGCAAGCGCAAAAAGCGATTAATGCACTGACGCAGGGTGCGAAGTCGGATTCGTTATCAGAATAGCCTTTCAAACACCAGGAACGTGCAAAAACCAAATATGTAGAACGCGAGGTTTATCGTATCCCTCTGCATAGGCGATACCTTTGCTGATTGTTATCTGATGCTACTGCTACTGTTGCATGTTACCGTGTTTCCAAATCCTGAATTGCAGTTTGTATATGTGTCAACGCGTGTTGGGTAAGGTTGAGTTATAACAGGCTGGCGCGCTTTTTGCTCGATCGCTTGCATTGTGTTTACAGCCTGATAATTCAATAAAGCCTGCTGGAATGCTTGGCTTTGTGCTATTTGTTGGGCTTGTTCTTGGCTTTGTAATTGAACATAAAGATTCTGAAGCTCAAGTCTTGCCTGTGCGTCACTTATCTTGCCTTCATCGACGCCTTGCCCGAGCATCTTTGCAGCAAGGACATACAGCTTAGGTGTTGGTGCTGATGCCATGCGTGAGTCGTTCTTCACACTGGCATCAAGGCAATTAGCCATATCGCTAAGCTTTTGATAGCGTTGTTCGCAACTTGCTTGATAGTCACTTACTTTTGCGCATCCAACCAGCAGAAGCGGGATAATTAACAGTGATTTTTTCATATGGTTAACTCTCCTTAGTTTTTCACAGGATATCATGAAGGCAATGCCATTTTAGCCGGAAACTAGATTTCTATGTTTCCTTTTTATTATTGCTATACATGGTCTTAAGCGTTTCAAAAACCATTTTCTTAACCATATCAGATTGTTGCTCTGCCATACGCTCTGCATCGTCAATGTAAACGGATGCAGAGCTTTGTTTAGTCAATGATTCTTCAATCGCTGCAATTATCTCTGAGTTCAGCGATCTGTTATTCATCTTCGCACGCTGTTTAATTTTCGCGTGGAGTTCATGCGGAAGTCTCAAGTGAAACTGCGCCTCGTCGTATTTGCTGTACATCCTTGATGCCTCACCAGTTGGGTGGAATGGCATCGTAACCTACTGGATAAATACTCAATAGTACCATTTCGGTATGCAATCAAATCATGGTTGCATCATATCATTCGTCTGGAGCAATGAAATGTCAGATATCACCGCAAATGTTGTGGTAAGCATGCCTTCTCAACTCTTCACTATGGCTCGTTCTTTTAAAGCTGTAGCCAATGGCAAAATTTATATCGGTAAAATTGACACTGACCCGGTAAATCCTGAAAACCAGATTCAGGTTTATATAGAGAACGAAGACGGTTCTCACGTTCCTGTTTCGCAACCAATCATCATTAATGCTGCTGGTTACCCCGTATATAACGGACAGATTACCAAGTTCGTAACTGTACAGAATCACTCCATGGCTGTATATGATGCGTATGGCGCACAACAATTCTATTATCCTGATCTACTGAAATATTCTCCAGATCAGTTAAGGGCTGAGCTTTCTGGCCCTGATGGCGCATCTCTGGTTGGTTATGGAGATGAAACTGTCAAAGATGCTCTTGACAATAATGCCCATAAAATAGATACGTTGAGAAGTGACTTGGCTGCTGATGATGGCTTTCGCCACATAGGCAACTTTCTCAATTTAGATGCGCTGAGGGATTCAATACCATTAGTTGCTGGAGAAATTGTCTATGTAGCTTCAGCAGCAAGTGCTACAGCAACTGAAAAACATTATGGCGGTGGTTACTTCCAGTCTTTCGACAATAGCACATCACAGATTGCCGATGATGGAGGGATTGTTATTGTTCCAAGTTCAGGTAAATTTGCTTGGAGGAGGGTTGTTGATGGTGAGATATGGGTAGAGTATTTTGGAGCAAAACCGATAAATGATTTTGACAACGCCTCTGCAATATCAAAGGCTTTATCATATGGATATGATAATAATACCCCTATTCATTTTATGTCAGGTGAATATCTAACCTCCGAAAGTCCTGTTGTAAAGTCATGGTCTGGAATCATAGGTCAAGGTCAAAATAAGACGATTATCTCTAAAACAACAAATAACGCGAACACCATAATTTCTGGAGTCTCAGTGGATGCACTGCTGATTATTCTTCCAAAAAAATTCGTTGTAGATGGTGTTGAGAGTGATAACTATGCTACAGGCGTAGAGATACAAGGTGTTACTTTAAGACGTCATGAAATTATAGATAGAAATAATCAACCAACATATGGAATATACTCTCCTTACATGGCTTCAAGTTTGTTAAGAGACTTGCGTGTAGAATGTGGGTATTATGGTTTTTGGGGTGAAGATTGCTTCTCAAATATATTTGAACGGTGCGGTTTTTTAGGTTTGGCTATTGGGCAGTTTACTGGTTTTTATTTAGGTAAAGTGAGGGATGGTATATATAACCTTTCTGGAACAAGTAATCTTCTAGACCAGGTGGGAGTTGTTAATTATCAAATTGGTTTTGAAATTGACGCTCAACAGTACACAACACTAAATTGTTGTACTGCTGATTCTATATTTCCTATGTCTGGTACTACTGAGACAATATCAAGAGCTTATCTTTTCAATAACCCTCATGGAATAACAATGAATAGTTGTGGAAGTGAGAATGTAAAGGGGGAAAGAATAGCAGTAGTCCAAGCTTCGCCATCTATTTATGACGGTACAATGGTGATAAATGGATGTCAATTTCAGGTTGTCCCAGCAAATCCACCAATTTCTTTGCCAATATTTAGGTTTGAGAACAATGGCACAAATTCATTTAATTTGTACATAACAGTAAATTCATCTAACTTTCGTCGAGATTCTTCTACAACACCAAACCTAATTCAAGGATATGTTTATGGTGGCACTGGCGCTGTCACAGTCGTAAGATTCATAGCATCTGTTCTTGAAGATCCGATAACGGCAGGAAATGTAGATGTTAAACTAATTTAGCTATAAGAAAGCCGTTAATTTTTATATTCAACGGCTTTAATTGTTTCTGCAAAAGACCATATCTTTAGGAGATGGTCTTTTGCTTAATTGTGGTGTTTATTTACATAAAGAATCATCAAAACTCACCATTACATTCTCATTATCACGATAAATTTTAATATCATTAGATGAATAAATTAGTGTTGATTTACAATAGTCCTTCATGAACATAGATACTTCTTTACTGGAAAAATCAGGATAATTTTGATTTACTCCTCTAATCTTGAGGTATACATGAGAGCCATACCAGTTATAGAAGTAGTCGAGTACTATTGTTTTGAATAGTGGATAATTTAATTCTGAATTAAGTAGTATAGGGGATTTTGGTGAACTACCATTAAACATAACATTAACACTATTTTCGGGTATGTTTTTTAACGCTAGCCCAATAATTTCAGCAATGTATTTATTTTTATCATCTTGTGCTCGCAAAGCATTTCCATATGAATAAAAAAGAGTAATTATATAAAAAAGGAATATTAAAAATATACCGTTGACAATTCTTGTGTTATTTATTCCCAAATATAAAAGGGTGAAGATGAATAAAAAAAGACCATTAAACCCAATATAAACCCTTGCAAAAGTTGTTAGAGTGTTTTCAAGGAGAAGTAATGAAATCATTGATGATATAAAAGTCAAAGGTAATGATAACACTGCCATCAAAGATAAAAAAACAGCAGCATTACACTTGTGTTTTTTAATGTAAACAAAAACCAATTTAATGGCAAATGCAAATGATACAATAAAACTACCAATTAATAATTCACTCCCATGCTCAGGGATTATATTTCTAGTGTAGAAATCATAATACGCAATAAAGTTCTTATGAATTACATCTATAATATTTGTGGCAACTCCTGGGTGATTTTGACTATTGTCATTAACATGAGTTAACGGCAGTACAACCCTCATATAGATAACAGCGCCAACCAATACTTCGATAATTCGAAATGCAATTGACTTTATTATGTGTGTTGGCTCTTTATTATTCTTTATGTTAATAAACATTTCTATAGAGATTAATATAAAAACTATATTAATAGATGCTTGGTAAAATGAAAATAAGATAACTATAAAGCTAGAATGTAAAATAAATGAAATTACCGTGTTTTTATAGTTTAGACAAATAAATGCAAATGCAAAAAATATCGAAGCTGAGATGGTTAAGCTATCAAACCTGTATGATAGAGGTTCGATTATAAATGGACTTAATAAAAATGACAACGGTAAAAAAAGATAATGATTATCTGAATTAAATAATTTAATGTGAAATAGATAAAATGAAATAGACAATAGCAAACATGCTATTATTAGAGGCAATGGAGCCAAGTCAGTTAGATGATTGTTAAAATTAAGAATAATCATTAATCTATCTGATAATGGTCTACCATCAATTCCCCAATAAGTTACGCCGCTCATTGCTCTGCTCATATCATCGCTGTAGTAAACATTTGCAATTATAATTGGGAGCGCAAGTAAGAATGTGATAAATAAGTAAATCTTAATGTTATTTTTCATTTTTAGAACTCTTTAAAAGATATTTCGGCCTTTGCTTTGTTTCAATATAAATTCGTCCAATGTACTCACCAAGAACACCAATACCAATGAGTTGGATACCACCAAGGAAAAGTATAGATACTAGCAGGGATGGATAACCTCTAACCGGGTTTCCAAACGCCAGAGTGTCCAGAATCATCCATGCGCCATATGTAAATGCTAAGCCAGCGACGAGAAGGCCGATGTAAGTCCACATACGTAGCGGAAAAGTCGAGAAGCTCGTAATTCCCTCAAGAGCAAGATTCCACAACTTCCATCCGTTGAACTTGGTACTGCCAGCAACACGTTCTGCGCGGGCATAATCAACGATATCAGTGCGACCACCAACCCAACTCAGCACACCCTTCATGAAAAGATTGCGTTCCGGCATGAGTTTGATGTTCTCCACGACCTCGCGTGACATCAGACGGAAGTCACCGACGTTTTCCTCGATCTTAGGGTTGCTGATTTTATTATGCAGCTTATAAAACCATTCAGCAGATTTACGTTTAAGCCGACTATCAGTAGAACGGTCTGAACGTTTAGCAAGCACCATATCAGCACCTGCCTGCCACTTTTCAATAAGATGAGGGATAACCTCAATCGGGTCCTGCAGATCAACATCAATAGGAATCACGGCATCGCCTGTTGCATGGTCTAACCCTGCGAATAATGCTGGTTCTTTACCAAAGTTTCGTGTAAATGACAGCGGAACAACTAGAGGATCTGAAACAGCCAGAGCATTAATAATTGACTCCGTAGCGTCTTTGCTGCCGTCATTTATGAAAACAATTTCCACTTCATATGGCTTCAACTCTTCGAATTCTCGTACCGTTTTATAAAAAATTGGTATCGCTTCTTCTTCATTGAAGACAGGAACTACAAGAGATATCTTCATTTCGCATCCCTAAAGACAATGAACTTTGAATAGACGAAACCGCACACCAGGCTGATGGCGGAGAAAGTGATAAGGGTGACCATCGGGGGAAGGGCGCATCTATCAGCAGCCCACCCGACGACAACACTCAATGTTCCCATGAATCCCACGTATAACAAGTAACGCATCGTTGTAGTCGATGCCTTGAATGTGAATTTTGCATTCGCGAAGAAGCTAAAACTCACAGCCACAACGAAACCTGCGAAGTTTGCAAGAGCTTGGTTTGTATGCGCGGCATAGATACAAACACCAAAAACCACCCAGTGTATAAGGGTGTTCAGCACACCAATCGAGGTGTACTTTGCAAATAGCTTTAACATTTCTTCTATCAGCTAATAATCAAAGGCATGAAGTCTATCATCCAAGTCTCAATCGATCGATGACTTGCTGTGGTTGATGAGAAAAGCTCTGGCACACAAGGATTTGCACTGGCTTTCTAAGCTTTGTGTTCTTAGCTAGTTAAGGTGGATCACTCCACCTTTTCATCAAGCCAGTCCGCCCACCATTGCATCATTTCTCTGCGTTTATCGAGATACTGAGCATGGTTGTAAATTCCACGCACAGATCCTCCGTTGGCATGTGCGAGTTGCACTTCGATAGTTTCGTGATGCACCAAGTGATCAAAGTCATGAAATTTAACATCCAAGCCTCCATCGATCGATACTTGCGGTAGTTGATAAGGAAAAACTATGGTACACAAAGCGTTGCACTGGTTTGCAAGGCTTTGTGCTCTTCTGTTGATGTGTGTCTACATGTTTGAAGATCGTTGTGCCGTATTTGTGACATACACATGACAACATCATGCATCAACTTTCTGTTTGTGCCATCAACTATAGCTTAGTGAATGCGGTTAATGCTTGCTAAAACAGATAGTTATGATTGGTGCTACATATTCGTAATGCGAAGGTCGTAGGTTCGACTCCTATTATCGCACCACTTAAATCAAGCACTTAACCTCTGGTCTTTCCTCTTCATTTCATCCATGAGACATATTTGGGACATTAGTTTCCGTATCGCTTTGATTTACTATATGTCTGTTCCTGTTCCTGTTCCTGTTCCTGCTTAAAAAGCCGGCAGGAGGCCTAAGAAATGACAACCAGTAAAATTCCTTTCAATTTTTTCATTCTGGTTTTTAGCACGCTAACTCGGCAGTGGCGCGGGCTGGCGATACCGTCCGTAAAAACTCAAAACTGAAAAAATTTTGTGATCCAGAACTCACAGGTGGGTGCGGTGTGGTGCGATTTTTGTCACTTTGTTGATTATGTTTGATGGATTATAGTATTTGGTTTTGCAGGGCACGACTTTGTAAGGGATTTCAAGGGGACGACAGCAATGAGTGGAATCAAAAGAAAAACAACGAACACTGGGCAGAGCGTATTAAGTCAGTTAGAGAACTTGGCTCCTAACAAGGCACTTTGCGAATATGTCTGGAACGCCTTTGATGCAGGTGCTAAGAATATCTATATAAATGCCACACCTAATGGGATGAGTGGGTTATCAGAGATATCGATTTTCGATGATGGTGCAGGAATTAAGTATGCAGATCTCGATAAAACATTTGATAGATTTCTGGACTCTCAAAAGAAAACGTTAAGGACGCCTGTAACCAGGGGTAGAAAAGGTAAAGGTCGTTTTTCTTTTGTGAAATTTGCGGATAGAGCTCGTTGGAACACGTATACTATTGATGGCGAAGAATTTACAATCGAGTTAATGTCTAGCCATGTCAATGAATATGTCGTTTCTCAACCGAAGAAATCAACAAAAAATACTAGTGGAACACTTGTAACGTTCGATCCTATTTCTATTGGAATTGATGCTTTTGAGCAGGACGTTGTTCCTTACGTCCAAAATGATGTGTCTTGGTTAATGCTCGCGCATAAAGATATTTCTGTTTATATCAATAATGTAAAAATAAAACCCATAGATTATATAAGCCAATTTTATACAAAATCTATAAGCGAGCACTCATTTGATGTCAAAACTGTACAATGGGCGGAAAAGCCTGTTGTTGAATAA